TTGGACGCGACAAAAGCCCTGCGAACTTAGCACGGGTGGCGCGTGAATTTGGGCGTGGGATCACCACAATCGGGAAAATCGCGAGGTGCGCAGCATGAACTGGCACGTCAACACCGGAGAGCGCCCCCATAAGCTCATAGATACCGACAAGATTGTCGCACGTCTGCGCAATGGCGTCGAGACTATCCCCATGCAGGTTCGCGTATCGGATCAACACGCGGTGCGCTGGAACCACGCTGAAAACCCGTTCGACATAATCGATTGGAGGATGGCATGACTGTTCGCACAATCGGCAACGCCACGCTCTACTTGGGGGACTGCGCTGACATTCTGCCAACGCTGGGCAAGGTTGACGCAGTCGTGACCGATCCTCCGTATGGTATTGACTACGGCAAGCAGATGAAAGGTAAGGGTGATGGCAATGGTGGCCTCGACCGGAACCGCTGGAAGCACTACGAAGATTTTGATTGGGATGAAAACCGCCCCGCCGCTGATTTGTTCAACGCAATGCTGGCTGCTACTCAACACCAGATAATTTGGGGCGGTAACTATTTCGCAGACATCCTTCCACCTACGATGCAGTGGTTGGTTTGGGATAAGGGGCAGCGCGATTTTAGCCTCGCAGATTGTGAATTTGCGTGGAGCAGCCAGCGTAAGGCTGCGCGCATCTTCACCTATACACGTCCGCAGGCTCTGCAAGATGGCCGAGTCCACCCGACGCAAAAGCCAATAGCTGTGATGAAGTGGTGCCTTGGTTTTCTGCCAGACGCCGAATCCATTCTAGACCCCTTCATGGGCAGTGGCACCACCGGAGTCGCAGCCGTCCAGATGGGCCGCAAGTTCATCGGCATTGAGCGCGAAGAGCGTTACTTCGACATTGCCTGCAAGCGCATCGAAGACGCGCAACGCCAAGGCGACATGTTCATTCAAGGAGCGGCGGCATGAACTGGTATGAATTGAAGTGGGCGAATAAGAAGGGCCGGATCGCGACCGTTCAAAACGGTGACCAGGTGCGGTCCACGCAACACTTGGCGCGACCTGTAGATCGCCTTGATGGACTGGGGCGCGTCAGTGTTACCCAACGCGCCCGCCCCTTGGTGCGACCCAGCGGGGAAAGGTTGGGGAGAGGGCGTAGCTACCGAACGCGGATGCTGCGTTGCCGTTTGCCCCTCTCCCCGCACGGGCACCTGCAAGTGGGAAGCATTGTGACGCCCCCTGCCCGTGATCTCGGTATTCATGCTGCTGCGCTTTCGGGGGCGCGGGAAGGCGTCCAAGGCTCAATGCGCTCAAGCGTGGAAATATCCGCGTCGGACAGGCCAGTCAGCACGTCATGCCGCCATCCGGTCTTTCTCAAAATGTGGATAGCCAAAGAGCGGCTTGGACTACGCTCTCCACGTAGAATGAAACTCGCCATGGTTTGGCTGATCCCGACCACATCGACGAGCGTTTTTTGAGTTGGTTTCGTTTCCATAGCGTTTAATTACGCGCCGTAATTTGAAAAGGCAAGCCACAAAATAATTACGCGGCGTAATTTTCCCCTTGCATTCCTGAATTACGGCGCGTAATACCGTTCTCACAGACAACGTGAGGACGGACAATGGACACGCAGACAGACTACGCCGCAACCGCATTCCGCAAGACGGACGCAGGCTTTGACGCGGCAATCTGTGAAACTGACGCATGGGTGAACGACGCGGAAGTCTTCGCGCTCATGGCGGCATATAACGCCACGAACGACGCAACACGGTTGGGCATGTATGACGCTATTTGCGACCGTCTCCATGCCATCCGCAACGGCTATATCATCGCGAACGCATCGGGCGAATACGGCGATGACGATCATCTTGACAGCCTGACTGTGCCGGTAACTGCCGTGCTTCCTGTTTGGGGATGCGTGGCATGACATATGCTCCATGCTTCAACTGTGCAGCCGATAAAAGCACATGCCCGCGCCGCGAAGGAGTCCGCAAGGGTATTGCAGGTCTTGGTGTCACATCGGTTAAATTCAAGTGCACAACCCGTGTCCCGCGTTTCCATGTCGGGCAGCGTGTGGAGTTTGATTGGCGATATTTTGATGAAGATGGTCGCGGCGATGGATACACCGCAACGTTCAACGGAACAGTGATGCGGGAAAAGACCGGAAACAAGCGCTTTTCAATCCGCGTAGATCAAGATGGGGAATATTACGACCTCAAGCCAGCGGACATTTTCAAGAGTCCTGAATTCATCAGCGTAAGGCCAGATGATATGCGGGCGCTTGATGAGCCTAATCGGCCTTTATGCCCAAACTGCGCTGCATATGACGACGCTGATGACATTAAGCGTTTGTGCTGGGGTGGCGGTGACAATCTAGCGAAGGGATGCTTTTCATGAGAACGCGCCACTTCGCCAATGCCCTTGCGCAGACAGCACCGGGCCACCCCCTCTACGATCTGCGCCGCGCATCAAACGAGAGCGACCGGCAGACCGAACGCGAGCGCCTGCAATCCAGACTGCTTGCATCCATCCCCGGCCTTGAACTGGCCCACATTCGGGAGATTATCGCATGACACAGAAATACGAATTTACCGGCGAAACCAAGGTTGTCTTTGGCGTCACGCTCAAGCGCATTCGGGCATTGGTTGCAATCGCAGCAATTGGCGTTGAGGTTGGTGATATTGGCGGATGGATTGAGAAAGAGGAGAATTTTTCGCAGGTCTCCGGCGATGCGTGGGTCTACGGCAATGCGTGGGTCTACGGCGATGCGCATGTCTACGGCAATGCGCAGGTCTCCGGCGATGCGCAGGTCTACGGCAATGCGCAGGTCTCCGGCGATGCGCAGGTCTACGGCAATGCGCAGGTCTACGGCGATGCGTGGGTCTACGGCGATGCGCGGGTCTACGGCAATGCGCGGGTCTACGGCAATGCGCGGGTCTACGGCGTCAATGCTTTTACCCCACGATCAGACGGTTATGCATTTTCAATTGCCCCGACGCCAGACGGTCCTCGCATTATTGCAGGCTGCCGATATTTCACCTTCCCCGAAGCGCGTGAGCATTGGCAAAAAACACGCGGCGGGACGGCCCTTGGAGAAGAGACGTTCGCGATCCTCGATTTCCTTGAGCGCATTGCTGAAATTCGCGGTTTTATCACGCCAGTTGTTGATGGGGTGGTGGCATGAACGACCTCTTTTATGACCAAATCAGCCTTGCCGAAACCTACTGCGATGATGGTGCCTTTCGTTCTGGCGCTCGCGTTTTGCGAGCACTCGCTGAAAAGTTGGAGGCCTTTGCAGAGGCCCAAGACAGGGCTCTTTTCGGCCATGATGAGGAGCAAGCGGCATGAACGACCTCCACGACAGCAGCCACCTCTACAGCGTGGATGACGAGCCTTACTGGCACGATCAGGAACCCTGCAACTGGCTGGAAACGGTAGCCGCAATCATCCTTGGCGTGGGCATGGTCTACGCAGTTTGGGAGTGGCTGGCATGACCCGCACAGACCTTCTCACAATCATTCTCGGCACCCCGACAATGACGCTTATCATGCTGGCGTGGCTGTGGTGATGCTATGCGGGTCGATTGGCTTGATCCCGGTTATTACAAACTGCGGTCACGCGCAAAAGGGCACTGGATACCCATATTTGTCTATTTCGAGGATGGCGAGCGCGATCCTGAGACTTGGGAACTCCTATCCGATCAGCGTCTATCAGCGGTTTGGGCACCTGCCACCAATAACACTGAATTGCGGGCAATCGCCCCTGAGCGTTTGTTTAACAGGGCAATCCCATGCTCAAAAGGAGAATTCGAATGGTTGATGGAAATACGCAAACTTTCCCGCCTAAACTTGCCGCCGCAATTGTCGGAGTGAAGCGCAGTCTTGGCAGGCTTGGGAAGTCTCGCAGGAACGAGCATGGCAAATACATGTTTGCGTCGATTGACGACTTCATGGAATTTGTAAGCGACCCAACTGATGAATTTGGTATTTTCTTCATCCCCGGCGAAGCGACTGAGCCGCAGCTTGTCGATGTGACAACAGCAAACGGGAAACCTAACTCGATGTGGAAAGTCAGTCACGCGTTCACAATCGTTCATGAAAGCGGTGAATGTTACGGGCCTATCACAAAAAGCGTGATGGTGCAGGCGCTTGGCGCGCAATCTGCGGGCGCTTCACAATCTTATGCTTTGAAGCAACTTATGCGCGGAATGTTCAATATCTCGACAGGAGAGGGTGACGATCCTGACAAGGAACAAGTCACGATTGTTAGCCGTGGCGACAACGAGACAGACATTCAGCAGCGCGCTTCAAAAATTCGGCGGAAAATTCTTATGGCAGGCGACTTGAATGACCTCGGCCTTGCTTGGTCAGACAACGCTATAACGCTCGATCATATAAAGCAGACAAGCCAGACAGCTTACGACTTCCTGTTCAAAGAATACAACTCACGCAAAGCACAAATCGAAGGGGCTTAAATATGGCAAGCGTCAACAAGGTTATTCTGGTCGGCAATCTGGGGCGCGACCCGGAAGCCCGGTCAATGTCGAACGGGAGCGAGGTTGTTTCGTTCTCCCTCGCCACGTCGGAAAGTTGGAACGACAAGCAATCCGGTGAGCGCAAGGAAAAGACCGAGTGGCATAATGTCGTTATTTTCAACGAGGGGCTGGGCAAGATCGCCAAGCAGTATCTCCGCAAGGGATCGACTTGCTACCTTGAGGGAGCAATGCAGACGCGGAAATACACAGACCGCGACGGCAACGAGAAGGCGACGGCCGAGGTTGTTTTGCAGCGCTTCCGGGGTGAGCTTGTCTTGCTTGGTGGAAAGCAGGAAGGTCAGACCGGGGCTAAATCAGGCGGCGGGAACGACTGGGGTAACAAGGGCGACGCTGGCGCATATGCTGAGGATCTGTCGGATGATGTCCCTTTTGCCACCAACAGCGCGGCCTATGAGCACCGCATTGGCTAAGCCTGCCCCCTATCCCAAATACGTAGCGTGGCTTCACACGCAACCATGCTGCGTATCGGGACGCTTTCCAGTCGAGGCACATCACCTGACCAGGCTGCAAGCGATGTGCAGGATCACACGCAACGACCGCTACATGGTCCCCCTAGCGCCTGATTTGCACAATTTCGGGCGGCATAGCGTCCACCGCATGGGGGTTACGGCATTTCAGGAATTGCACGGCGTGGACCTGACGGAATTGGCTGAGAGATATTGGACAGAATGGAGTGAAAGCAATGGATAAGGCACCTGATTGGGCAATAAATCGCGCTGAGAAACTGGCAAACGAAATTCCCTTGCAAGCAAACAACCCAATATGGGAAGCCTTCGCTCGATACATCGCTGAGCATGAGCAACCGCCTGTCGATCAGGATGTGCTTGATGTGCGGGAGTTGTTGGCAGTTTGGATAGAGACACCAGAGTTTTCCGGCGAATTGGTAGATGAATTGTGGGCGGATGAATTCCGAAAGGGTGCTCACGACAACGCGCCCGACTTTCAAGCAGCCCTAGCCAAATACCGCGAGATCAAGGCGCGTGGCTAAAGGCCAGACCATCCGCCTCATAGGCCAGATGCAGCGCGACATGGCAAAGCGCCTGATCGACCTTGCGCCGGATGGTGCGGTGGTCAACGTGCAAGAGGCCAAGCGGACGACTGACCAAAACGCCAAAATGTGGGCGATGCTTTCCGACATATCCCGCGCAAAGCCGGACGGCCGCAAGATGGCGCCTGAATTGTGGAAGGCCGCAATCATGGCGTCGTTCGGATACGAACTGCGGTTTGAACTGGACCTCGACGGGCGACCGTTCCCCGCGCCGTTTTCGACAAGTGCGCTGTCAGTGGCAGAAATGCGCGACCTGATTGAATTTATGTATTCCCGCTTCCCTGACGTGCGGTGGAGCGAGCCGAACCCCTACGAAGAAAGGAAAGCAGCATGACAGACATAGAGACATTTGCCGCAGAATTGAACGGCTGCGAATATATAAGCGAAGGCACCAAAGAACTGTGGGCGCGTATGGCGAGCGCAGGCTGCGTTGCCGTCTTTGGTGCATCAGACGATCTCATGGAATTTCGCGGCGCGATAAATGATGAAGTCGGGTGCTATGATGGTGGAACCGCCTACGTGACATCAAACGGCCTTTTCGAGACAGAATGCGACAATGATGATTGCCCGCACGAAAAGCGGTTCAAATCGCTTTGCGCAACCATTGAAGCGGTATGGTGCGAAACTGAAGAATACTCATGGACCTATGAAACCAGCATCCCACACGCATCATTCGATGTGATGGAGGATGGCGAGAAATATTGCCGGGGTATCGTCTTTAAACTCTCAGATGTGAACTAAGGAACCTATCATGACAGACCAAGTAGCAGCCGACGAACTCCGGCTTCTGATCGAGCGCATTGAGCGTTTGTCCGAAGAGAAGAAGGGCATTTCAGACGACATTCGCGACGTCTACGCGGAAGGCAAGAGCCGGGGATATGACGGCAAGATCATGCGCCAGATCGTCAAGTTGCGCGCCATGGAAGCGCACGACCGGCAGGAAATGGACGCGGTGCTTGATGTGTATCGCACCGCGCTGAATCTCTAACCAGTTCTCAAGGAGGCCGGGGCTGCCTAACAAGCGCCCCGGTTAATATCATGGCACAGAAGGAACCACAGCCCAAGCGGCAGATCGTCGCTGTAACGCAGGCCGAACGCAGGCGCATCAACTGGGGCGCAATGCACATCGCTGCTGACAAGCGCGCTGCTATGGGGAGAGGGTGATGGAACGCACCATGGGAGAGCCGTTCTACGGCACAGGAAAGCCGCCTGAGGGGTGGAAGGATGGGGACTATGTGGAGGTTTTCGCCTCGTTCGGGTGGAACCAAGTGAAGGTTCCCATTTGGCACAAACAGCACCAATACCGCCTCGAAGCAAACCACCCCTTTTACAAGGCAAGCACCATGACAGACGCCGAACTCATTGAACAAGCCGCTAAAGCTATCTTTGAACACTATGAATTTGGCGACACTAAGAAACCATCTTGGGTAGTCCGAGGGAATAGCACCATGCAGTGTAAAGCGAGGGCGTTCGCTCGTGCGGCCTTCGAACGCTTGCCGCAAATCACAGCCGACGCAACTGAGCTAACCGACGAACAGGTGATTGCACTGGCACAGGAGCGCTTTCCAGATTGGAACCCACCTGCATTGCCGGATCGTGCGGAAACACTGGCGAAGGGCTGGCATGATGCGTGGGTGGAAAGTGGAGAGCATCTCAACCCCGACGACAAAACATACGTCGCGAACATCGCGATTTTCATTGCGCGAAAGTTGATTGCAGAGGGGGTGTTGAAATGACGTGGCGACCGATTGAGACGCTCCGCATTGAACACGGCGCAGTATGGATTTTTGACCCAGATGATCAACCGCAAATGGTTGTTGGCAGGTTGTGCCGGTGCAATGACAGTAATGAGAACTTTGTTAAATATGAGGATGAGCTTCTCAATGACGTTCACGGCGGGATATTAAACCCAACCCACTGGCAGCCCCTACCAGAACCACCAGACAGGAGCGCGTCATGATGGGCAAGGAACGCGCAGCCTGGTCGCGTCGAACACAGGGCAATCGCTGTAAATGGTCGAGCATTACGCCAAGAAAATGAACCGGCGAAAGATGGCAAAGAGCGCCATGAAAAAATGGGGAAAAGATTCCTATGGGGCTTGACCGGTAAACCGGAATCGTTTACCTCTCTGTTTATGGGGATTGACCCCGCCAGAAGTGGAGAAATTTATGACGACGATCACAATCGAAGGCGCAGAACAGGAAGTCCGCTGCGATTGCTGCAACCGCAAGTTAAAGGTTGGAATCCGCACTAGCGCTCTTGGAACAATCGGCGCTGATTGCCTTCGCGCTGCTATCGTTTCAGACAGAAAGCGCTTTTCGCAGGGTAAGCCTGATGCAAAATTTCTGCGCGAGATTGCTGTGCTGCGCGAGACAAAAAGCGCTGAATGGCACCGTCGTTGCGGTTATCCTGATAGTTTGTATTCCTATCAACTCGCGGCATAAATGAAGACGGGGACAGTGTGCTTCAATGAGAGGCCGTCCCCGTGCAATATAGGGGTATTATCAAAATCCCCTGTTTTGAAAAGAGAAATATGACACCAGATGAACTCCGCGCCGCTCGTAAAGCCCTTGGTCTGACGCAATCCGGTCTAGCCAAGGCACTACGCCTATCAGAGAAGAACGGAGACCGTTCAGTGAGGATATGGGAGCAGGAGGGGAACACAGTCCCCGGCCCCGTTCAGGTCGCGGTTGAATACATGCTGTCTGCTGAATTCAGGCGGCGCATGAAGAAGGATCAGAGCAATGCTTAAACCATGCCCGTTCTGTGGGGGTGAGGCGGAGCGCCGCGAATGGGACGAAAGCCGCCCACGCGAGCCATATGGGCTTATTGTGAATCATACTCCGGGGTGTTTCATGAGTTTATCCGCAAACGCTGATGACTCGGCATTTGATGCAGCATGGAACACCCGCCACGACGATCCGCTTGTAGAGGTGTTGGTCGCTGCGTTGCGGGATATAGCAGAAGCCACCAGCGCAGAAGACGACGCAGGCGAAAATTACCGTTGGGATGATCGTGAGGGCGCGCTTGATTACGCTTACGCGGTGGCTAAGCGGGGCCTAGCACAATGGGAGAAGCGCAATGGATGATACGTGCGAGACGTGCCGGTTTTGGATGCGCGGTGGCACTTATACGGTTGATGGATATGGCTCCATCCCAGAAAGAACGGCGTGGTCATCGCGAACAACGGGAGACAGGCCACAAGAGTTTGGGGAGTGTCGTATTGCAGCACCCTACCGAGCGGGTGGTTATTTCCCGAGGACGTTCGAATTTCAGGGCTGCGGCGAACACCAACCCAAGCCAGAGAACGCAACGTTGGAGAAGCGCAATGGTTGAAACACTCACCACGTTCACCGAAGACGATATTGCAATCGGTCCGGTTCTTGGGCCGGAATATCGCGCAAGCCAGCGGTGGGCGGAAAGCATCACTGAGAAGTTGGACGAAAATGAACTGCGCCCGCTGATCGACCAGATCGGCAAAGACATTGCAGATAAGCTATGGGACGCTGCGCGGGATTCCATCATTTATGACACAGAATGCAACGCATCAGGTCATATCCGCTACATGGTCGAGCAGACGGTCCAAGCGCTCCTAACCGGCGAAAAATGGGCGATGGAACGCTATCCATATGCTAATTATGCCAAGGGTGAAGCCATACGAAAAGCGGTCGCTGTGCATGGCGGCGAGGAACTGCTTATGCGCCGGATCGCGGACCTTGAGGCTGAGATTACCAAGCGCGACGACACAATCCAGTTTCTGCGTCGTTAGCGGGAACGCAACGTGATTCGATCCTCGGCACAAAGCAAGGCCGGGAAATCAAGTGGAAAACATGGCCGGAAACCCGCAGAAATACGCGGAACAGCGCTAAAATAAAGTTAACGCCGGGGTTAATGTTTTCAATGACTTAGCATTTTTCATGGGGAAAACAGGCATGAATAACACCAATATCTTACCCGATGCGGGGAAAACATCTAGCGATGCTCAAAAGTTACCCCGCGTCGTGTGCTGGTTCTCATGCGGTGCCGCCAGCGCTATAGCGTTTGGGCTAGATCACAACGACGGATGGCCTTGGGTGTCCGGGGACGATTGCTGCGGGGAATACCTCGCTACTGAGGAATCAAGTGATCAACTGCGGGATGCTCTGGAAGGCTATCGCGCAGCCGCCGCATTCATTTCTGCCGACTCTTGGGATGGGTGCAGCGATTGCATTGATGTATTAAGAGCCGCCCGCGCCGCCGATTATACGAACGAGCCGACAGCGGACAATACGGCATATCACTTGGCGCGCATCAGAAAGCATTATTCTCCAACATTGGAGGATAAAGCACGATGACAGATCCAGCAACAATCGCAGCGGGGCTGACCGAGGCGCAGAAGCGCTTTATCAAAGCCGCATCACGCAAGCCGAAAACTTGGGGCGCAATTCACCGACATGCCAAGATCGCGCCCGCTGTAGCGCTTAGGTTCGGGGGGCATCAGTATCTGCAATACCACTTCCCGAAATGGAGCCTCACCCCGCTTGGCCTCGAAGTCCGCAAGATATTGGAGAACCAACCATGACCGACGCAACCTATCGCGGCTGGACCATCACGCAAGGGCGCTGGCCTGAACCAGCATGGCAAGCAACCAGCCCGAACTATGACGCATCATGGGAAGGCGAAGAGGACGGCTGGATCGATAATGGAGAGAAGGCCGACGCACCAACATACGCTGCGCTGATCGAAGAGATTAACGCTTGGTTTGAGGAGAACTGTGATGACTGACGCAAAGGTAATAGCCGAAGGCCTCAGTGAGGCGATGCACAATTGCCTTGTGATGCAGATGAACGGTCATTTTACAGACGCAACGTGTCGTGCATTGATGCGGCGAGGTTTGGCAAGGGACTATCGAACCCTCACACCCCTCGGCCTTGAAGTGCGAGCCTATTTGATTGGAGAGACGCTATGATGACACGCATCCATATCAAGGATGAAAGTTCGCGCCGATATTACCACTTTACGGAATTTGAAGCGGGGGAACGGTCAACCGTCGCCATCCTACGCGCCATCGCCAGCCATTCGTTCGGCGATAAAGCCAAGATCGAAGTTCAAGGCCACAAGCCATGGACCGGCGTTTTGAACAACGGCGGCGACCAAATCCCGTTTGAACAGTTTCTCGCAACGATTGGAAACTGCTAATGAGGTGTCCAACATGTGATGGCACTGGCGAGGTGGACGCCAAGAATGTCCACATCGGCGTTATTATGACAGCGCGCCGCAAAGCCTTGAAAATGACACAGGAGCAACTTGCGAAGAAGGCTGGTGTCCATCGCGCGACCATCGCCAATATCGAATGCGGGCGGCATGTGATTGAACTCAAGCGGTTGCGTGATTTTGCGGCTGCGCTTGAATTATCTATTGAGGAGCTTGTTCCATGACCCAACGCTTCACATTCGACATTGATCACATGATAGGACGCCGCGAGGTTGAACTACGTGTGACCTATAGCGTCACACCCGGACGGCCTGCGAGGATCTATGGCGACTATCCGCACCCGGAAGAGTTCCCAGAGGTGGAAGTGGTCAGCATCAAGCACGAAGGCCAGCCGATAACCCTGTCTGACGAAGAGGAAGATGCCATCCTTGAAATGGCTATTGCCCGCAGCGCTGACGATATGGCTGACGCTCGGGCAGATGCTGAAGAATGGCGCGCACAAGCACGCCGCGACCGTATGATGGAAGGATTTTGATATGGACACCCCAACAGACAGGCACAACGCAGTTCTATTGCCAGCGCTGAAGCTGATCGCAGAAGGCAACAACGAGGCGCAATGCTGGGTGGTGCTGGAAAGCCTCTGCCTTGGCATTGGTAAACTCTATCAGCGCACACCGCGCCAGACAGCGGTATTTGTCGAAAACATCGCCGAGCGATTAATGGAAGGAAAGAGGGCATGACCCTACGCCGCATAGACGGCACATGGCCGGATGATCTGGTGGAAGCGGTGGCACGTGCGCACTGTGACCATTTTGGCGGGGCTGGATGGTATGAGAGCGCGCAAGCGTTCGGACTGTATAGCGACATGCGCGATGCAGCCATAGCCACGCTCGACGCAATCGAAGCGTGGGAGGGGAAGCGATGAGACGCACAGCAATGCTTATGGGGCTAGCAGTCGCTTCGCTGGGGTTGGGCGGGCTCACTGCTTCGCGGCTTAGGTCTGATGACGACATGCTGGGCGATGACATTATGCCACCACCCGGACCACCAATGAAGAAACGCAAGCCGGTGATCGACCGAACACCGCATCCTGCCATGCCGGAAGGTGGTTGGCCTGAGACGCGGCAACAGCGGCGGGCAAGGGAAAGGGCCGCACAATGAACGCCCTAACCACCCTAGCCGAACGCTGCGAGAGCGCGGGGGCTGATGAGCAGCGAGCGTTGCTTGAGGAAGCGTGGAACGCTGTTTTCGAAGCGCCAAAACATTACCGCGTGTCAGTTCAAAGCGATGGAACGCCATGGCCTGGAGATGGGATTGGGCCATACACAGAAGAGGCGAAAGAGTGGTTGACAGCGAATAGGAAATTCCACGCGTGTGTCACTGCCAGCGCCTATGTGGACGCCGCGCTTATGTTTGTGCCTGAGGGGATGCGGTATCATCTAACCGTCGATCCTACAGGCGGTTTTGCAGGCGCGGGAAGCGCGATGGCAACGGTTAAAACTGGCGTCCGCCAAGAGGAGGTTTATGGGGAAGCAACCACCCCCGCGCTAGCCATCCTCTCCGCATCCCTGAGAGCGTGGGCTGATAGGAGTAAGTGATGACTGTAGGGGCGCTCTTTGCTATGCTTACTGTGATTGGAGATTGATGTGAGATTTTGGGCATATAACGCTCTAGTGACGCCAGTGGTTATTCTCATCAGAGCGCCGGTCATGATAATAGGGTTGGCAGCGGCTAAAATTGGGGAAATTTGCTTGGGTTGGGGTGTTGTTCTCCCCGGTTGGCGGAGACACAGCCAGTAGTGGGTGACGCTGGAAGCCTGCCAGCGAACCGAATGAACAAGGGGATATTGTTCTAGCGTAGTTCAAGCTAGATCAGGGTAGCGCCTGACACCCACTACAAAACGCGGGCTATAACCCCTGCTAGCGTGATGGAAGGTGACGCTGATCAATCCACCTGATCGCCGATCTTTTTCACGATCTTGCGCGCCTTCTTGCCGCCGATCTGGCTGATAGTCTCTCCCGCTGCGTCGATTGCACCGCGCTTGCCTGAGAGCGCTACGGCTAGGCCTGCTAGGCGCTTAAAGAACTTGAATTTCATCGCTCGTTTCCCTTGCTATTTCCGTCGCTAGGAACGCCAATTCCTCACCACCAACTTCATTAAGAACGTGCCTCAAAATATCATTGACTGTATGCTTTGGCCCAATCACCCAATATGATTCCCCATCACACAAATCGAGAGCATAAAGATGCGTTTTAATCTCAGCCATTTTCGCCATCCTTCCCAAGCAATTCAGTCTTTCGGGCGGCTCACAAACGCAAGCCGCCCTTAGTGGTTAAACTTGCGACGTTCCTTCAACATTACGGCGCATTCTATCGAGTGTCCGTTTATGCAACCACTGCATAGCTTCCTCGACTTTCGTCAGCGCTATAGCGTTATCCCGTGAACTATACGGTCCTGCTTGGAACGAACGAAGCCTGTCAGCCACAATTGCCAAGAGAGCCTCTTGTGTGACACCATTAACACCAGCCTCATTGATAGGGCCATTCTGAAAATCAATCACAGGAGCGCCATCATATCCGCCGATCACATATTTGTGATTTGCACCATCAGCACCAGGTTCATCCGCGACAGTGATGGAAATTATATCGTTCACGAGGTAAACTTTATGATCGTTCAACTCGCGCATGTTACTTTCCTTTCGTATTTACTGCTGACCCGCGCAGCCCGGTTCCCGCATTGCGGAACTCTTCAATCTTGCTCTTTGGACATCAATTCAGTCTTTCGTGCTGAACTCGCATTCGTCCCGTAGTGGTATGCAACCACACCCCCGACAAAGCCGGAAAGCTGCCCAAGCATGAACACAACCAGATCGTGGTTCGTCTCGGGGATTGGAAGCGCATAGAGCGCCGCGCCAGCCCCTAGGAAGCCGCAGACAAGGCCACCGCCTATCACGTCGCGAAAGATGCCCTTTGTCATACGTTGATCCCCACAGAATAAACCGGGCCATGGCTACCCAATCGCATTGTCTTGACCTTGCCCACGTTCCATCCAGCGCAATAGGCGACATGCACCCAGCCAGAGCCGACAATGCCAGGGCGATAGTTCTCCAAGATCAACTCTGCGAATTTGAGATTATCCCGCACCCAGCAAGCCAGCGCAGCGTTCGTCACGCCCCACATCTCAATGTCAGCAGCGCACCCCTTGCGATGCCATGACGTTGGTTTAGACCCCACCGCCGCGTTCACCTTAGCGCTACGAAAGCCTGAATTGACATGCACCGGCATTTTATAATGAGCGCGGATAGGCTCAAGCACGTTCACGCATAGAGCGGTCAGGTTGGCAATCTCTTGCGCGTTCGGCACGTTCGGGAAGGGCTGCGCTGTTCGCGTCAGTTCCGCAAGTGTGAAGTGTTCGGATAGGTTCATCTACCTTGCCCCTTTGCATAATAGATCGCAGCAATTATCATGCTGCCACTAGATTTGGAGCGGCCCCAAGGATTCGCGCCTTGCTCGCACCGGTGGGAACCGGGGCGTCCAATAGACGGGCCGCAGAAGGTTTAGGAAATGGTTGTTCTTTGAATTTTACCCCACGGGCAAAGCGCGGGGCCATGAAATACAGATAGCGGAATTGGCGAAGTGTTGAACTGGTGGCACGATCCTTGCCAGACCGCAATAACGCAGCAGACTTAGACAATTCGGGAGAACGGGTCATCAAGCTATTATGATAAACAACCCCGTCAAGTTCCCAAAAAATGGAATCATGCTCGCCAAAATACCGAAAGCCCGCCGCCTGATAAACCGCGCCAAATTTACCGCACCGTTCATCGGCGAAGGATTGCACCCATTTGATTTTTGGATAGCGGCGGCGGATAAACTTGATCGCGCATGACAAGGCCCGGCTTTCACTGCAATGTGGGGCGAAGTCATCCAACCACATGCGGTTAAGTTCTAGATACTCATCAATGCCCGTGCCTTCGACAACCCCGCCCGCACTGGCAGGGTTCATGGCATAGCCAAATTGCAAAATGCCGTGCAATTCCCCATCGATATAGACGCCAAGATGAATGTATGTGGCGCTGTAAAACTTGCGGCTATAATGATTGCGAACGATGATGGCGTTTGCCCGGTCGCGGTCAATTTCCCGCACGAAAAACGCGTCATCGCCAAAGCCAATCACATCAGGCTTGCCGAAAAGAGACGGCTGCCCAGAAAGGATATAGCCACGCGGCAGGTTCATTTGCAATTCCCCTTTTGAGCCGTCGCCTCAAGCCTGCAAAGCCGTTCCTCAATTCCATGTTTCCAGTCGTTCAGCGCCTTCCAAGGCTCAGACGACGCAGCGGAGAAATTCAGGAACAACCCAAGAGCCGAAATGACCAGCGCCGCAATAGCGAGGATCGACGGGCGCTCAGTCTTCGGTCTTACGGTCATGACGCCACACCCTCATTACGCGACGCGACAGGAACGCCAATAACGCCGCGCCAAAGAGAATTAACAATGCGCTTTCCAGTTTCACCAGATGCGCCCCCGGCTGTAATAGCAAGCATTAGCCAACCATTGTAAAGCGTTCCCCGCCAATAAAGATAATCCACCGCGCCGGTTGACCCTATGGTATATTCAACCACGCCGCGAACTATCGCCCATGCTACGCCTGCAATAAATACCGCGCCAAGTAAAGAGCAAATGCGACCGGCTGGCAGTATTGTTGCAACAATGCAACATATTGAGTAGATAACCAGATGAACTTGCCACGGCTGCCCATATTCTGGAAGCCATCCGGTATAGGACAGATACATATCCATGCCCCATTGCGCGCCGCCAAGCAGGACCGCACATCGCAGCCCGTCCCAGTTCTTTGTCATGACGCAATAGAGCGTGATCGCCAGCAAGGCAGGCCAGAGCGCAATCGCCCACGCGAGATACGCCGCCTTATCCATTGTCTGCCAGTCGCTTGATGGTAAGCTGCAAATCGTCCGCGTCGGCCTGAACCTGTTCTGCCAGATGCAAGCACCGTTGAGACATAGCCAGCAATTCCTCAGCGATAGCGCGCAAGTTCAAGTGCGCGTTTGCCGACGTGCGAGATGACGGGGGAGGTGGAGGAGCAACAGCCATATCAAGGTTCCTTTATGCTTGGATCGAAACAACATCATAAGGTGTGAAACTGACCGGAGAACCAAGGCGAATACCCTCGTATCCGCCGGTATCAACCACCAGCATCTTGGCGAGTTGCGCTGTTTCAAGACCTGCTGTGGCTGAATATGGAAAGACATAGCCGACGCCATAGTTCCAATATGTAGTTGCAGCCCATGTCCCACTATCCTTCACTACGCGAACCGTGTTAGCGCTTGTGATCGTGACCGTATGCGTAGCGGTATCGAGTAGGGAAAGGCTACCAGCGACAGTGCCCCAATATAGGCCCTCCACTTCCCCGCCGCTGTTCGTCAGGTTCCCGGACGCATTATTAAACGTCAGATCAATCGTGGTGCCATCAACAGAGCGCACGGCATTAGTCAGAAAAACCTCATCTGCCTTTGCGCCTGTCACCCCTTCAATCTTGCAGACGGCGTGGCCTATCGTGATCCCGACAAGTTGACCGGACGCAGCCGCTGTTCCAAAGTGTGGCGAATTTGACACACCATCCATTTCAGCGTTGATTGCGTTGATCCCCCAATACGTGTCAGGGTTGTTCAGGCCATATTCCCGCATCGCAACGCGCAGTTTATGCTCGCCAATGGAACTCGTGGACGTGGTGCGAGGGTCTGCCAGCACAAGCCACGGGACGCCAGCGACACTTGGGAAACTCTCGAAGCGACGGCGAACCATATCAAGATCAAACGCGACCTTAGCGTTAATCTCAGCCTGAGAACGCGACGAAGCCCACGAAAGTAGGTAATTTGCCCAAAAGGTGACAACAGCAGTCACAGGCCCGCACGTTTTCAGCAGGTTCGACAAGTGCCCGCTATCGTCAATATCCTCATGTCCAAAGCAGGTGAAGCCATCGGATGGTTGCCGAGTTGCTGTGCTGCCTGTCTGGCTGTCAAATTCCATTTCACCAGAAATGTAGAGCGTTCCACCAATGGGGTCAGTGATGGAATAAGCGCCTGTGTCGTGGTTATAGGTTCCCGTCACACCGCCAGACACAACGCCAGCGGTGCTAGCCTGCCCCACAAGGGTTCCACCAGTCAGTGTGTAAATACCATCACTGCCGAGCGTCCATGTGCCGCCGCGATAGATATTGACGCTATCCGTTTTCGTCCACACAGGCGATGTAGATGCATACATGGGGTGCGGGGTCCAATTACCAGACAACGTGCCGCCAACACTTGCAGTGCCTATCAGATTGACCCACCGTTTGCGGTCAGTCCACATCATGTCCATGGCATGGCCTGAGCGGGTGATATTGAGCAGATCAACGCCGCAATTTGTGCCGAATGCTGAATTACGCAGCGTGGCGATGGTATCAGCACAAGCAATCATGCCATCACCTGCCTGATTTGCGTATCGCGTCCGCAAATTGGAGAACCTGCACCAATCCCCCGGCGCGTCGGTCGGGTTAGTCCCCGTCGATCCTAGACCGCTAGCGACGCCGCCGATTCCATTATAACCGATTGTGGTTGCAACAGGCGTCCGCGTTCCACCAGTGCTCGCAGCCTTGAACAGCACATCACCAGTCGATTGCGACCATACCGGATAGCGTGGCTTAATCGGCGGCATTTTCCATGTCCCGATATAAGCATCATTCGCAGCCCACCAGTATTTGAGTTCGTATCCGACGCCCGCCGGGATACCCTCTGGCAGGATCAACACACCACGACCATTGCGCATTGTTGATGATAGCAGCCGGTCAGTCATCACAACTGCCCCTGTGCTATCTACAACGCGCCCCATAATGCCGCCGGGTGCGCCAAGATAATCAAAACCAATCTCGCATTCTCGCGTTGCGTTCGTCCCGAATTTCGTAGGGATGCCCATTTCATGAGGCCATGGATCAAGGTGCAACCAAGAAGCGCCAATCGCAGCCGCTGTCTGAACAGAACCGATAGCCGTTGCAACACTGCTGACAGTCCCGTCTCCGTCAGCTGCATAGCTCGCAACAGGGCTAAGGCTCGAAGCATAGTGTTTCGTCCCCGGCAAGTCAGCAGATGCGACAGATTGATTTGCGACATTCTGGAACCAGCCGAGGTCTAAATCAGAGCCGGTCAATGGTAGATCGCCGTAACGCATTTCAACGCGGGAGATACCACCACCCCACCCATAAGCGTCTGACGCTACAGCAGTTTCCAGACGTCCAAGCGTGTTAAATAGGGTGACTGGGGTGCGCTGTTCTGCATAGGTTGGATTGGCGACAGTCCCCGTGTCCACGCCGGTTGACGCAAAGGAAATTGTGGTCCCCGTTTTTCCGGTCAACGTCTGGATGCCATTGAAACTCGTGTCAGACGAATTAACAAGCACCCTATCACCGATAGCAAGCGTTCCAACCACACCCGCCACCCGCGTGATCGTCGCCAAATTGGACGTGCGTTGGATTGTGTCGCCAGTAGTTGCAGCCGGGAAATGGAAGCTGTCAAAGGCGGCAACGCTAGATGCCTTTGCCGTAAACGGTAGTGCGTCATGCACACCAACCTGTGTCGCAGCATAATGGGGGATACCATCCCGCACACCAATCAAGATGCACCAATCACCGAATTGCACCTTATCTTGAGCGGTCAACGCAGGAGAAAGGCCTGTCAGCAAATCACGATTTGAATTATTGATTGCAGCCTGGAACTTCCACGCCATATTGGCAGGGGATGCGACCGCACGTTCGTAGAGCGCAATTGCACGATTTGAACTGCTACCCGTGATAATCGTGCTGCCTGTAGACGCTAAAACTTCATAGGTCGTGCCGTTCGCCACAACATCGCCAGTGCGGAATATGATATAGCAATACCAGTTTGTGCCAGCGTCAGGCATGAGCAGGGCGTTCGCAGGAAGCGTGATACCACGAGCGGGGGTGTCTGTCAGTTTATCGCAGCTTTCCTGCCCGAAAAATGACGAAGCCGTTGCTGGAATAACCGCCGGAACAGGCGGGATAGCCACCAAATCATAAACGTCATAAGTGACTTGCGCAGCGAGCGCTACAGTATCGATGGTTTCACCAGTCGCCAAGACATATTTATCGAGAATTTCCTGATCAGTGTCGTCAGGGTTGACCGTAATACCACCGATAGAGCCAAGACGCCGCGCCGCAGTGATGATGCTTTCGCCACGCGCATTGCTTACTTCGACAATCGCCGCAGTCATAGTGTCACCTCTGGAATGATGAAAAGTTGCCCTCTGAACGGAATGTCAATCAGTCCGTCTGGATATGTGTCTTTGATGTCATAGGCGACACGCACGGTCTCGAACTGGGAACCGAAAGCGTCAAAGTCGCTGCCATCCCAAATTATTTCGATTGTGCCTGTGGTAGCATCAACAATGTTGACGATTGCAGACGCTAGAACGCTTCCGCCACCCGCAACTTCCTTCGCATCGACTGCAAAAGAATGTCCTGTCAGGTCGATAACGTCCCCGCCTTTATCACGCAGAACAATCTCGCGGACGCAATGGCCGTTACGTGGAACCTCAAAGTTCAGAATGCCATTCGTGATTAAAACCGTCATGGCACCTCCACAAAGCTGATTTCAGCCTCACCAAATTTCGACATTGAAAGCGTTGGCGAAAATGAATTCCCCGGTGTTTGCCGACATTTTACAAGAGGCCATCCAAACTCTACGGACGCCCCAAGCGTTACCGCTTCACGAAGGGGTGGAGTGATCTGGAAAATACCCGGCGCTGTCTCGCGGATAACCTTATAGGCATGGCCGCCAATCGAGAATTTTTCCCCGCCTTTTAACGTCGCGCCTTGGGTCACAGTCAGTTCGATAGACGTTGCCCTGAGCGCCCCCGCGCCCGCTGTCGCAATGATATAGGGGCTGGCAAAGGTTACGGACGTCGGAAAGACAGGATCATCAGCAAGGATATTTGATGGTCTCGCAAAACCCCTCCCTTGGGCCGGTCTGGGCGCTGTCACGAGCGAGAGGATAGGAACAAGGCATTCAACCACCCCCGCTGCAAGATAGCCCTGCCACGCATCCCAAATCCGTATTTTATCAGGTGTGTTGAGATTGATCTTGCTGAAATAGATTTCCCAACGCCCGCCGCCGTCGGTCGCGATAACATCCTCTTCCCCGTTCAATGCTTCCCCGCCCGTGATCGTGCGACCAATAACGTCCGCTTTCACATCGCCGGGATTGAACAGATGAATAGGAAAAACAAACATAGGCGATGCTTGCCCATGCCTGCATTACGGACGCTACGGACGCGGCTAGATCGTCCTGTATCGCAACCAGCTACCAGCCTTCATGGTAACGTTCGCCGCGCCTGTTTCAGCCCTCAATCGCACTTGAATGTTGCCAGAGGGTGACGCCCCTGTGATGAATGTCGCGCCGATCTTTGCGGGGTAACTTGTCCCTGTCAGAGGGAGGCCGGTAGAGGATGCCACAACTTCCGTTCCTGAGGGAACGCGGTGGATAGCTTCCGCACTGGCAGAGTTTGGGCAGTTAGCCCAGCCCACACCGTCGCTCAAGCCTGTTGCCCACGAAAAGCCGGGGCGCGGGCCTTCTGTTGCCGTAGCGGTCTGAACTAGCAACTCCCCTTCCATGACATAGGTCTTGGACGCCGCCGGGGTGAAGTTGAAGGCAGTCACGTCAACAGCCGCCGCGCTGGCAGTCGTGAAGTCCGACGCCAGTTTAATGTATGTCCAACCATCTGAAATAGACAGCGCATTGCCAGCGTCGTTATAGCTGATGATCAGGCTGCCACCAGCAGTAACGAGAGCAGCGACCCTATCGTCAACCGACTCTGCAAAGTCAGAAATATCAGCAGCGGTAAACGACACATAGGCAAGCGAAGCCCACGCTGTCGCGCCATCGCCTAACTTTAGCTTTTTCGTGTCAGTCTCAAGGCCCCATTCGCCTTGTGCAAGCGTCGGGTCAGCAGAGGTCCAATTCGCTGCCGTGTCGCGCCTGATCTGGATTTTCTGCGCCATTATGCACTACCCCCGTCGATAATATCCGTTCCGCCATAGACGCTTGAGGCATTACCACCGTCCAAGTTACCACCCAAAGCCGGTGCGTCGGTCGTGAATGTGTATGTGCTAGACCATGCCGAATTTTGCCCCGTGCCCGTCGCATATGAGACTTGCAGGTCAACGTCTGAATCAACAGGCACTGTCCCCGTCTGAATTTGAACTGTCGCGCCGGGGTCAAGATCGTCATATTGGCTTTCGTGCCAATCCGTTGTCCCGTTTGGCTTCCATCGTAGATACCAGGTCAAGTCTGCCCGATCTAAAGCGGAAACGGAGACAACCAGAACCGCATTCACTTGTGCGGCATCATAGGTAGCTGTCACGCCTGTGATTGTGGGCGTCGTCAACGTATCGAGCGTGGCGCTATCACCCACAGGCGCTCCTTGTCCATCATCGGCATTATCCCAATCCCAAGCGGTGCTATCCGCCTTAACCCATTCAAATGTAATGCCACCCGTGTCTGAATTGCGCGTCACTGCAACAATCTCGACAGGTCCACTGAAAAGCGTCGTGCCAGCCTCTACAAGATTAAGTGTGATGAACCGCTCACCTTCTGCAATGCGGCCCGCGTAGTTCGTCTTGATACTTCCTCTATCGGGTGCGTTCGTTCGTGCCATGAGCATTTTTGCGAGGCGTCTGTTTTGTGTGAATGACGGTGTTTGCGGGCTAATTCCTTGCGAGTTGACAGCGCCACGGGCCGAAATATCAACATCATCGCGCCACGGGTCGCAATCGACCTCGTTATAATCATGAAGGCTTGAGATATAGGTTATCGCAAATTCATTATAGAAGTTTTCATCTTCAACATAGGCTTGATGCTCATATTCTGTGATATGCTCAGGCCCGATTGTAACAGACGGAGCATAGTAAGCCCCGGCGTAGATGATGAGTTGGTTTTCTGAATTGACCGCATACCATCCGTCGAACGTCTCTAGCAGGGACGCTATAACCTCACTCGGCTCAGCCGTGCTGTCATACATCACGCTTGAGCGGTAGCGGGCTTCCGTACCACCAGCCGATAATGAGATAGATTCATCACAAATATCAGCGGCGTCCTTCCACATATCAATCTTAGGCAGAATGCGGGTCGTGTAATCATAGCCCAGCCGCACTACGAAATAATGCAGCAATTGCAGGACGCCATTATACGCGAATGCCCATGTGTCAGGGTCGTTTATATCGTGCGACACCTCACGTGGATCAAAGCAGAGTTGCGCGTCAAAAACGGCTGACAATTGGATATTGTCGCCTTGCGGGTAAATTTCCAGAAAATGCTTAGCCTTGACCGGCTCCTTGATCAGATAGCCCGATACGATCCCGTCCCCGCGATGATCCGTTGTCCAGATCGTCGGCAGTTTAGCGACAACCGGCGCGAACGCAGTTTCAGTCGCAAGGCCAAGATTGAAGCCCACTTTAACATTATCGTCTTTATAGGAACCATCTGCCAAAGGCTGGACGATGCCGCTCGTCACCGTAACCTGCTTGTCATTGAGGTAAATACGAGGAACAGCGCTAATCCTGCCATCGAGATAGGATAGCACATCAACAGCAGCGCCATCCGCAGACGTTTGAAAAAGATCGATATTACCGTAGACCCGGCGCGTTCCATAGCAATACACACGCGGGCTAACAGGCTCCCTCAACTGTGTTTCAGCCATGTCAGGCCTTTTCCCTTTTGGGTTCAAGCCGAGTAGACCGCCGATCAAGCCCGTATCTTGACCTGTAACCACGCCCCCGAGAACCCCGAACGGTCCGCCAAGCATCCCGATAATTGATGCGAAAAAGTTAGCCATGCCACGACACCACTGCCTTGAAGGGAGAAACCCTAAGGCCACGAACGGAAAGCACTGCCCATTTATCGCCAGTCATGATGCCGCAATAGTCCTGCCCCGCGATATTCAAGATGCCGATTGCGCCGTCTCCCTGCCCCTCTTTCCAGATTCCAGCCATGTTATCAGCCCAAAGGCCATAAAGGCCCTGTGCGTGGCTAGAAATTAGGCTCAAGCCCGTTTCTTCATCATCATACTGCCCCCGGATTGACGCCATAGGGTCTTTACCAGTTTGAGACACAACCCAATCAGCCGCGAATGTGCTGCAATCATGGATAGCCCACGCAAACGGCTTTGACGCTGCCTGTTTAAGATACTCGCCAAGTGTCACCCGCCGAACCTCCGAGAAACGCCGCGATTGATCTTGGCAACGTGAGAAAAGAAAACATCGTCAGGCGAGCGCTTGCGTTGATCTGCGTCACTGAAAAAAGCAATTTGTGGGTTAGAACGCTTCGTGTCAGCGCTTGCCAGCTTGATTGTAACCTTGCGCTCACGCCCATTGTCAGTCGGTCGTGATGCAACCGTTATCCCGTCTGCAACACCATGCCATTGCCAGTCGATACCTGTTACCTGCCAGTCAGTATCGAACGTCACACGACCTATGCGAGCGGGCGCGAGATAGACTGTCTCTCTATCCTCTACCGCAAGCCGCAAGGATTCCTCACTCACGCCAGAAAAGGAAAATTCCAGCCGCTCCGCAACCCCGTTGATTAGCAATTTAATATCCGGGACAGACAAGATATGGCCAGCGCCAAGATATGTCTTTGACGCATATTCAAGCCGACCATGCCCCGTCCACACATAAGCAGGTGGGGTGCAATCGACTTCAATCAGATATGAGAAGCGGTGACTAGCCATAGCGCTTTTTACTCGCAATAGCACCCGGAGCGGCTTTAACTGCGCTTGTGTAAGCGGCCCCCGCATAACCCTTTGCGGACTGATCAGCCCGCGCAAGGATCATCGACGCGAACTGATCATTCATCACCGCGCCGCGAGCGTCAACTTGGATGATTTGTGACATGCCCCCGCCGCCGTTCGCCTTGAGTTGGTGGTTTGGAATAACCATGCCGTTTGACCGTGGCGTGATGATCTCCGGGCCATTCTCGCCTACGAGATACGCATTACCCGCTGAAACAGGCCCGCCACTTGCGCGAGCGCCGCCAAATGCGGACAGGATAGACGTAAAGAAGCCGCTTCCACTACTTCCACCACTTGCGCCAAGAGATTGTAGCAATGGCGCTACAATCGCCTGCTGAATAGCAATGCGGATCAAGTCAGAGATGATCTGTTTCGCCACATTTTTGAACACATCGCCAAGCGACTTTGCCCCCATAATCGCATCGGTTAGACCATCATTCAACGCTTGAAGGCCGTCCACTTGAACCGCTTCGAGAGAGGAATTTATGTCATTGCCAACGTCAGAGACTTGTTTGCGGTATGCGTCCAATGGCGATAGGTTGTTATTCCGCACATCGATCTTGGCGCGCTTCTGCTCATCCACAAGTTGCCCCAACCGAATGCGGGCAATCTCTTTTTCAGCATCGGTGGAAGCCTGAGACGCAACAATAGCCTCAAGCATTGCCTTTTTGTGCTGACCTGCCAAGTCCACCATTTCGAGTTGGATTGTGCGGCGTTCGTCAAGGGTTTTCGCCTCTGCCAATCGAAGGTCTAACGTCTCTTGGTCTGCGTCAAATTTGGCAGATGCCTTGTCCGCAATTTCCTGTTCGATCTGGCGCGTCTTTTCCAGCGCTGCAACCTGCCCGTAAAGGCTCTGCGTTGCCGAAACGATAAGGTTGCCCTGTTCGTCATATTTCGCAGGGATGCCATAAAGCGCGTTGATAGACTTAATCAGCGCGTCTTTCTGCGCAGCCGTGTAATCCTTATTCGCTTGGACTTGCGTAATCCGGTCCTCACGTTCGACCGCTCGCAATTCAGCGTCAAGGTCTGCCCGATCCTCAGCCCCCTTGGCGAGTTGCATCTTGGCGCGAATTTCCTCTTGGTCTAACCGCGATACTTCCTCATTGAACCGGGCTTCAATTTCAGACGCAGAAGGGCCGGACGGACCAGCGCCACCACTACCGCCCGTTCTCTTGGACGCCTTCCCCGGCGTGACAGCCGCAACACCTTTTGGCGCTGACGTGTCAATAATCTTGGACGCTGCGGCAACATCAGCCTCAAGTTTCTTAACCTTGGCCTCAGCCGCCTTTTCAGCAATCGTCGTGTTTTGGACAGCGCCCGCACTCACATCGGCAGTCAATACGCCTGTGTCACGTGTGCTGTAGCGCATTGAGTTCTCAGCCGTGCGCTTGTTGACTTCAAATTCAGTCCGCGCCTGGACGGCTTTAGCCTTTGCAGCGGCAAGGGCTGCCTTGGCATTCGCCAGATATTGCAGCGTTTCCTCTCTAACCGCTTTGGCATTCGCCAGTGCCTCAACGCGAGCCTGTCCTGTCGCATTCGCCAAAGTGTCGGTCGCTTGACGGAGTTTGTCCGTTACCTGAGCCGCTTCATTTTGGGCATTCTTGACCGCGCTGGCAGTCTTTTCGACATAGGTTTCTTGTGTCGCTAGATACGCCAATCCACCAGCAAGGGCGAGAACAGCTAGACCAATCGGCCCGCCAACCGCGCCCATCATCGCAGCACCCATACCCCTAGCCGCGAAAGCAGCAGCTTCCATGGTGGTTGCAGCCCCTGCAAGACGCGCTGACAAGGCAAATGACGCAGCGCCCATGATACCCATTGCGCCAGCCGCCCCGGTTGCAGTCGCGCCTAGAGCCGCCGTCGCGATAGTCGCTGACACAACCCCTGCCAGATAACGTGCAGTCAGCACCGTTGCGACAACCGCCAAAGCTTCCATCACAGTATCGATATTTTCAGCCATCGCGGCCATGGCAGAACCAAACGCAGCTGTGATCCCGTTCGCCTTGTCCGCTTCCCCAAAATATACCGTGATCGCATTGGTTAGCGTCGTTAGGCCACCAGATAATGTCAGAGTCGCTTTAGACGCGGGGCCTTCAAGTGTTCCAGCGCCCTTAAGAATTGCATTGAAGAATTGTTCACTCGATACCTTGCCATCAATCACGTCCTTACGCAGTTTCGCGACGGAACCACCCCAAAGGTCAGAACCACGCGCGGCCGCCTGCAAAAGTGGGAACATGCCTTCATTGATCGAATTAAATTCTTCCGCCCGCACTGTGCCAGACTGCAAGGCTTGCGCCAACTGCAAGAGCGCGCCCTGCGCCTGTTCAGCAGATGTGCCCTGAATTTTGAGGGACGCGGAAACAGCGTCTGTCAGTGTGAATAATTGTTCCTGCGTTGCGCCAAATGCAGACGTCGCCTGCACAGACTTGCCGAACAGCGCTGACAACCCTTCAAGACCGACCCCATATTTTTGCGCGCTTTCATAGAGACGGTCCTGAACCTCCTTAAGGTTCGTGCCTTCAATCCCTGCCACCTTGAGATTATTTTGCAGTCGGGTGAAGCTATCCAGCAAGCCAACCAACTGTTGCGTTGAAAATGCCGCTGCTAGCGTTGCCGCGATACCCTTGATATTAGCGCTAATCTGACCGGATGAAGCGCGCATCTGACGCTCAAGCGCCTTAATGCTATCCTCTTGACGCTTGATGCTGGACTGGAAAAGCGACGTGGACGATTTGAGGTCAGCGTTGTATTTCGCCAAGCGGGCCTCAAACTCGACAATGACTTTATCAGCAGTGACCGCCATTAGTGGAGTATCCTTACGCCTTCCGCTGCCAGTTTAGCTTGGCGGGTTTTGACAAATTCAGGGTCAGGCGCTTCCAACTCTTCCTCTGCCGAATGGGCGCGTTCCCAATGGAACAAAACCGCCTGATAATCACTCAAAGTCAAATTAGAGGCTTCTACCGGGCCTATCCCCATAAGGGCACAATTGCCGAGTATTTCACCCCTATCTATTCGGGTGTCTCTTCCCCCGCGTCCCCGCTTTTTTTTTGAGCCGGTGCATAGCCAACCACAAATGCGCTCAAGACAGCCCGCGTGATCGACAGGCTATCTGCCAGCGGCTCGCGTTCAGGGCCTGTCACATAACGCTCAAGCAAGGAATTTACGACATGAGGGGGGGTATCAACGGGAGATGCATCGACCACCCCACCCTCGCCGCCAATCAAACCTTGCCGGATCGTCTCGACTATATCCGAAAGCGATGCTTGCCCGTTCATCACCCTGTCAAAAATAACAAGGATCGTAGCGTTCGACTTGCGCTCAATTTCAGATGCCCCCGCCCATGATAAACGGAACTGGTATTCGCCGTCACCAAAGGGCAGGGGGATTGATTGCTGCATTAGACAGCAGCCGTCCATTCAATGAGGCCAGCGCCGGTTATCGTGATGCTGATTTGCGCATTTTCGCCGTCATTGCCGGTGACTTCATAGGCGGAAATGAAAGCGCGGCCCTGCCAGTAGCCGTCATCAATGTTGTCCGCAGCATCTTCTGAAATGCGGAAACGATAATTTCCGGTCGTACCCAAAAGATCGCGCAATGCCGTCTGTTGTCCGCGATTGTAGAAGCCAGAGCCAGAGATTGACCAGTCTTGTGCGCCTACCTCACGCAGCGTGATCGCTATAGCCTCAGGGTCTGCGCAGTCATAGTCAACACCTTCAAAAGCAGAGGCGTATGTGATTGAAAGGCCCCGCGTGGACATACCGCAAAGCTGCGTGAAAACCTCAGTTACCGCGCCATCGCCAAACAGGACGTCGCAATAATTGCCCTTCAAAACTGTGGTGTAAGCCATTCATGGTCTCCCGAAAATACGGGATAGGCTTATGTATGGCTATGGTTTGTCGCTACGGACGGTCAATCACCGTCGCATCAAATGAAACGAAGCCATGAAAACAGTCAGGCTCGTCGGCGTCCATGACGATTTGGCTTTGAGAGACGTAGACCTCATCCATCCCATGCAATATCTCAGTCACGCGACTGTTGATCGCAGCGCACTGGCTTTCCGGGTCAATCACAGCCGCGCTTAGTTTCGTGAAACAATGGACGGAGCCCGAAACAACCCCGCCTGTCGAACCTGAAGGGCGGATAGGCGTGTTGATATTGGCCTCAGTTCGCGTGAACGGGAACACCGGATTGGCAGGCGCTTTCTTGGGATAATGCCGCGATGTGATCAATCCTAGCGCGCTATCGGCTTTCAGGGCTGTCAGGATCATGCCACGCACGATCAGAGAGGGGTCTAGGCTCATTGTCGTTACTCGGAGCCACTACCCACGGTAGACCGAAGCACGGCGCTACCATCATCAGGAACGTCAGGTTCAACCAATGCTCTATCGCTTCCTGCGTTGGAGGGAGTCGTGTCAATAGCCTTGCCTTTGGCTATCGCCGCCGTGCCGATCTCGCGCTTTACCGTGCCTTCAAAACCAGACGGGAAAAACTGCTCAGCCCGCGACGGGAAGCGATAGTTAAAATCTTCTGTGAATCGGACTTTCATAGTGTGCCACCTTTTGCCACGCGGTCAACCGCTTGTTGCAGGAGTTTAGTCATCATCGGCCTAACCCGCTTTGCAGCCGGTTCCATAAATGGGCGGGCCGATACCTTGCTTGAGCCTTTTTCAAGTTTGACAGCATAGGGCGCGTTTGCCGAACTTTCAGCTTTCAACGGGCCTGTTTTCGCCGCCTCAATCGAACGATCAAGCAAATGAGTATCAGCGTTTGGTGGTTCACCCGGCTTTGATGCGACGTGTCCCCTACCTGAAACAGCGCCCTTTGTGATCGACAAAGCAGCATCAACAGCGTGCATATTAGCAGCCGCATAGACAGCCTTACCGGCTTCCGCGACCATGGCAGGACTGGTTAGACGCACCATCCGCTTGATATGTGAATCAGCGCCTTTGATCATGGGCGACCTCGGCAGACCCAATGAGAACCAGCCGCGTCCTGATCAGCCGTTTGCAAGCGATAGCGAATACCCTTTGCTGTCACAGAATAGTCAGTCGTTACCTCAAAATCACCAGCGAGAATGATCAG